GGTGTTGTTATTATTAGATACTCTGGTTCACAGAAAGCAACAGGTGGAACTATAACATCAGTAGGTGGATATACAATTCATACATTCACATCTAATTGCAACTTCGTAACAAATTAAAAAAAATAAATACAAATAAAAAACAAATTGTTAAATAACTAAAAGACACAAACTATGAACTCAAAAAAAGTATTAGATAAGATAATGGCTTTACTTTCAATTGCAAAGGAAGTACAACTTACTTACGCTAAATTAGCCGATGGAACAATCGTAGAATCTCCTACATTTGATGTGGGTGAAACTTTGGATGTTGTAACTGAAGATGGAAAAACTCCAGCACCAGATGGTGAGCATGAGTTATCTTTAAGAGATGCATCAGGAAATGAAAACATAATCAGAGTGATTACAAAAGATGGTAAGATTGTTGAAAGAGCAAACATCGAAATGGAAAGTGAAACAACAGATGTAAAGGATATTCCTCAAACAGATGGTGTTATCGGAAAAGAAAAGAAAGAAGAGAAGATGGCAGAAGAAGAGCCATTAGCTTCAGGCGATGGTGTTGAAGAAGAAGTAGAACCAATCTTAGAAGATGAAGAGAGTGTAACTATGAAGAAGATGTATGAAGATATGACATACAGAATTGAAGAGTTAGAAAAGAAGATGGCTAAAATGGAATCTATCGAAGAAATCGCTCAAAGAGAAGATGCTGATATGGAAGAAGATAAAACTCCTAAATTAGATGGAGCTCCAATCGAAGAAGTTAAGATGAGTAACATCTTACCAAAACAAAAAAGTAAAGGCGGGGATGCACAAAATACATTCCTTTCAAAATTATATAAATAAAAAATCATTAAAATGAGAAAACAACAAAATTTCGTAACAGGAAATCCAGCGGTAACTACAACTTACGCTGGTGAGTTCGCAGGAAAATATATTGCTGCAGCTCTATTATCAGCGACAACGCTTGATAATAAGTACATCACAATCATGCCGAATGTGAAGTATAAAAGTGTAATCCAAAAGATTGATGTAAATAACATTATATCAAATGCTACTTGTGATTTTACACAAACAGGTTCAGTTGCATTAACTGAAAGAATTTTAGAACCAAAAGAATTACAAGTTAACTTGAGCTTATGTAAGCAAGAGTTCGTAGATTCTTGGGAAGCTTTACAATTAGGTTTCTCTGCGTTCGATAATATACCAGCAAATTTCAATGATTTCTTGGTATCGTACGTGGGCGGAAAGGTTTCCGAGGCTACAGAACAATCAATTTGGAGAGGTGTAGCAGCTACTAACGGACAATTCGGTGGTTTATACCCTGCATTATCTTCTTCAGTAGGTGCTGATGGAGCATTGGCTCCTGTAACTGCATCATTATCTGGTTCAGTAACTTCTACAAACGTAATCGCAGTATTGAACTCAATCTATGAAGCAATCCCTCAAACTGTATTTGGTAAGCCTGATGTAAAAATCTTCATACCAACTAACGTAGCAAAAGCATACCAAACTGCATTAGCAGGTAATGGTGCTTCTGGTTTAGGTGCTAATGGATTTAACAACCAATTGACAGTAGGACAAAAACCTTACGATTTCAATGGTATTGAATTAGCATGGTGTCCAGGATTGGCTAACAACGCTATCGTTGCTGGACAATCTTCTAACTTATTCTTCGGAACAGGTTTATTATCAGATTACAACCAAGTAAAAGTTTTAGACATGGCTGACTTAGATGGTTCTCAAAACTACAGAGTTATTATGAGATACACAGCAGCAACTCAGTTCGGTATCGGACAGGATTTGGCTATCTACAAAAACTACTAATCATATTAAGAGAGAGGGGTAACAATATGGTTACTCCTCTATCAATAAGATTACAAACAGAAATTAAAAAAACTAAAACAATATTATTATGGCATCTTGTATCGTAACATTAGGAAGACAGGAAGTATGTAAAGAAAGTGTTGGTGGATTGCAAGGAGTGTATTTTCTAAATTACACTACCGGTTCTTACACTCACGCAACTGCATCTGACCCAGGTTCACCTATCACAGCTTTCCCACCAGCGGCTGGGGGAGTTTCACAATCAGCTTATTATTATGAGTTGAAAGGAACGAGTGCTTATACTGAAACTGTTAACTCTTCTAGAGAAAATGGAACTACATTCTTTTCACAAGAATTAGTGTTAAACTTAAAGAAATTAACAAACGAAATGACAACTCAATTGAGATTGTTAGCTTACGGAAGACCTCAAATCGTAGTATCAACTATGGCAGGAGACGCTTTATTAGTAGGTGAGAGAGAAGGAGCAGATTTAACCGCAGGTACTATCCAAACGGGTGGTTCTTTAGGAGATTTGTACGGATACTCTATAACATTTACTGGTCAAGAACAATATAACGCATCATTTATTAGTGGTGCCGCATTTAACAATCCTTTTGGAAACTTAACTGCAGGTAAACCAATAGTAGTTTATGGTTCAGCTGTTAACGTAGCTTAATTAGTATAAGACTTAAAACTTAAATTTAAAAGTAGGGTAATCAGAAATGGTTACCCTTTTTTTATTTCACTACTTTATTAGTTAAAGTTGTTAAATTAGTAGATAAATACGAGATAAATGCTACCTTATTACATATCAGGCTCAAATAATTGGTGTATTAGAACCGAAAACTTAGTAACTGCATCTGCAAATACTTTAACGATGAGTTTACATTTGAATAATATGTACACTTTGACTACTACATCACAATCAGTTATAGGGTATTCATACAATGCGTATGAATCAATGTTACAATTTACAGGCTCTATAGCATCTGCTAGTGTAGGAGCTGAATACAGAGCTACCCTTTTTAGTGGTAGTTGCTCAGTATGGAATGGAACTATACAAGTCTATGGTTCTCAATCGATTGTAGATAAAGCACAATACGAAAATCAAAATCAACAATATATCAGTAATGTAACTGATAACGAATACATAATAATGAGATAATATGAACAAATCGTATCAAAATTTTTCAGTAGTTTCTTTAGCACAACAGGATGTACCCGTAATAAGAGAGGATACTAAAACCCGCTATAATTGGGTACCGTTCGGCATTTATATGCAGGATGATTTCTTTTTTAGTGTAACTACAGCTTACAATACATCTACAACTAATGCAGCGTGTATTGAAGGTATTAGTGATTTAATCTTTGGAAAGGGATTATACACAAAGAATACTGCATTTACCGAGCAGCTATCTAAACTTATCCCTCAGGAAGAGACTAAGAGGGTAATTTTCGATTTAAAACTTTATGGCAATGGTGCATACCAAGTGATTTGGAACGATGAGCATACGAAGGTAATTAAGTTCTATCACATACCTGTACAAACCCTAAGAGCAGAGAAACTTTACGGAGAACCAAAGATACAAAATTATTTCTATTGTAATGATTGGGATGATATGAAAGCACAGAAGCATAAATTGCATATTCCTGCTTTTGGAACATCTGAAGAAAAGAGAGAAATCTTATGGATAAAGAATTATACACCTGGTAAGTATTATTATTCCCTACCTGATTGGATAGCAGCACTTCAATTTTCACAGGTTGAGGCTGAGTTGAGTAATCTACATATCAACAACATAGAAAATGGATTTTTGCCCCTCGTAATGGTGAATATGAACAATGGAGTTCCTGCACCTGAAGAGAGAGATACTATTGAGGATTTAATTGAAAGAAAGTTTACAGGCACTCGTAACGCAGGCCGTTTTATGTTATCATTTAACGATGATGCAGCTAACAAACCAACCGTTGATACAATTAACATTGAGAACTTACATGAAAAGTTCCAATATGTTGCTGATTACGCACAGGATAGAATATTAGTTGCACATAGAATTACTTCACCCCTTTTGTTTGGTATCAGAACTGCAAATAACGGATTCTCCTCTCAATCAGAAGAGATGAAAACAGCATTCTCTATTATGCAAACAATGACAATTAATCCATTCCAAAACTTAGTAATCAATACAATTACGGATGCTTTGTTAGAAGGTGGATATGATGATACACAATTATACTTTGAACAATTAACTCCATTGGCAATTCTATCTCAGCAGGCAGAAGAAACTGATAAGAGTATTGCGCAAGTAGAAGATGAAACGAACAAACAAATGGAGAATCCTGAAACACAGGATGATGCAACAGATAACATTTCACAAATGAGTAGTGATGAAGAACCAGTGCATGTTTCACATCCTCATTTTAGTAAACACTTTGAAGTATATAAAAACAA